TGCACCTCGTTCTGGGTGGTCGTGTTGCTGTCCGACTCGTTCGCAGCAGGTGCCGGTGCGGGTTCCGGTGCAGTGGTGGTCGTGGGCGCGCCACCGTTTTCCAGCGAGGTGCTGGTATCGCCCGATGCCGTCAGCTCAAGAAGCTGCGCGGCCTGCTCCGGCGTCAGTGCGCCGTCGATCTGATTGCTGCTGAAGAAGTCCGTTACTGATGTCGTCATGCCTGTCCCGCCACATATCGCCGTGGCCGCAAAGAGGGCCAGAGCAATCCGGTGCGACCTACTTGGGTCGCTCCATCTGCCTGGTTTGCATGCCCCGGCCTGAGCCGGGACGCTTCACCGTTGCGCGTTGGCGCTTCGGCTTGGGAGGCAGTGTCTGGACGGGAGGCGTTTCAACGAACCCGGAATGGGGGGCCGGGTTCGCTGTGAGCGCTACGGGTTGCCGGGGACGTTGTCCGAGGTGCGGGGCGTCTCAATGCCACCCATGCCGGTGTCGGCCTGCTGGGGCACGGGCGGGAACTCGGGACTGGTGTTCTCGCGCACCGGTGGCACAGCGCCCTGCCCTTCGCCCTGGACGTAGGGGGCCGGCATGTTCACGGCAGCGGTCTGAGGTGCCGTGGGGAAGTTGGGGTCTTGCCCGGCTGGCGTTGGCCTGCGGTAGCCGGCGCCCTGCATGATGGCGTCCGCCACAGGCGCGACCATGGGCATGGTGGCCACCACCTGGCCGGCCTGCATCGCGGCGAACGCGGCCTGCACACCGGTCTGCACCGCCTGGGCCATGATGGCCTGAATCTCGGCGTCGCCCTTGCGCTCCTTCAGGTCCAGCTCGCGGGTCTTGAGGTCGTGGCCGGCCTGGGCCAGAGCCTTCGCCACCTCGTCCTTGATCCGCTTCTCCACCTGCTCGGGCGATTCCTGGGCGCCGGCCGCGCGCAAGGCCTCCACCAGATCGCGCTTGAACGGCACATCCATGAGGCTGGCGAGGAACGGCATGGCCGCTGCTTGGTACTGGGCCGGTAGGCTCTTGACCGCCTCCGACATGGCGTTGAGCTGCTGGCCACGGTAGCTGGCGCTGCTGGGCACGTCTTCCAGGGAGACCAGCAGGCGGGTGCGCTGCAGATCGTTGGAGAGGTAGGCCTGGCCGGTCTCGGGGTCCGTTTCGGGCTTGTTGATGACAACAGTTCGGTCGGCTGTCACCGCGTCGCCCTCGATCACCACGGTCATGGGCTTGGCGCCGATGTCCTCGATGATCATGCTCATCAGCAGCTCGCCCACCATGGTGCGCGCCCACTTGAAGTTGTCCATCATGTCGGACAGCGACTGGTTGGCCTGCTCGACCTGGGTCTGCTCTTGCACACCGCTGGTGGCCGTGCCACGCTTGCCAGAGAACGCTCCAGACGCGGCCGGCGAGATGCGCTGGATGGCCTGGCGGGCGTTGTCCAGCAGAGCGAGCTGGTGCTGGGTGAGCTGGAAGTCGCGCTTCACGTCGAAGCGGGCGCCCGGTTTGCCCATGGCTTCGGGGTCCAAGATGATGTCTGCGTCAATGCGGCCCACTGTGCGGCGGAACTGGGCGTCGGTCATGGCAACGGCGCCCTTGGTGCGCTCGGTGCGCACGGCACTCATGCCCCAGCGCAGCTTGGCAGAGCCGCTGTTGAGCGTGTCCTGCTGGTAGATCAGGCCACGCACGTAGCCGAACGGCACGCCGGTGTTGTCCTCGGTGAAGCCGAAGAACGGCACGTAGGGGAAGTGGCGGTGGCTGTACGGGCTGGGCGAATCGTCCAGCAAGTGCGGGCCCAACCAGTAGGCGCGACGCACGCGGGTGACCACGGCTCGGCTGTATTTCACCAGGCCGGTGGCCAGCGCGCGGTTGTGCAGCTCGTTCTTGTCGTCGTATTCCACGACACGGCCGTCAGGGCTGTGCAGCACGCCGACGTCCACCCAGCGCCGGTACCAGAGCTCGGAGATGCACACCTCCTTGGTCGCTGGGTTGTAGAGGCGGTCTTCGGCCACCGTCCAGGCACGGGCCTCGTTCCAAGCGTTGCGCAGGTTGGTGCCCATGCCGCCGGTCATGTCCAGCTCACCGGTGGCCCACCACGTGGCGCCGTGCTTGCCGTACTGGCGCAGCAAGTCCTTGTGCTTGGGGAACACGCGCTCCAGGCGCGAGGGGTGCAGCCAGCGCTGGCGCCGCAGGAAGCGCCATTCCTCGGGGTCCGTGCTGCGGCTGGACATATCCCAGTGGATTTCGTTGCGGTGGATGGCACGGCAGCGGTAGGGATACTTGAACGGATCGCTCTCGCGCGAGACCTCCACCCAGCCCAGGCCCACACCGATCTGAGGGCGGAAGGCCTCGCTGCAGGCGCGGTCGGCCTTGGACTGGCGCTCGGCCTCGTTCAGCTTGAAGTTGATGGCGTCGGCCACGTCCTGGCCGCCGGGCTGGCCGTTGGGCGTAACGCGCCAGTCGGTGCGGGTGGCCACCTCAAAGCCTCGAATGGCTTCCAGAGCCGGGCCAATCAGGTCTTCCATGGCGGGCGGGATGCCCAGCGCCTTCTGGGCGCGCAGCAACTCGGTGTCCAGCTGGTTGCCGTCGGCGTAGTCCATCTCCTTGTCGGCCGTGGTGCGCCAGCCCAGAGGCTGGTTCTCCAGCTCGTAGAGCATGTCCACATACTCGGACTGGGTGATGCGCAGGTCATCGCCTGGAGTGGCCTTGCCCTCTTGGGCTTCGGGGGAAGTGATCATGTCCATGGTGGTCCTCACATGCGCCAATCGGGGGTGGGCGCTTCCTTGTAGGTCGCGCTGAGCGGTGACCCGGTTTCGAGCTGGCCGTTTTCCTTGGCCTGGGCGTACTGGCGGAAGGCGTCGGCACCCTCGCTGCAGCCGTTGGACTTGTCGGGCTGGTGGTCCAAGAAGCGGTTGTCGGCGCGGCTGAACTTCTTGCGGTAGCCCTCAAGCCGGGCAATCCCGTCCTTTGCGCGCTCCTCATCGAAATAGACGCCCTTGAGCACCTTGCGGGTCAAGTAGATGCCGGTGGACAGCTCGGTGATGATGGGAACGATGGTGAACTGCTGGCCCGGCATCAGCTTCTTCAACTGGTCCTCGATGGACTGGTTGAAGTCCCCCAGGCGCTTGTGGCCGGCGTCGTGGGGCAGGAAGTGCTTGGCAAAGATGTAGCCACGGTCCTGCAGCTCCTTGACGTAGTGCCGCAAGTCCTCGTTGTGGGCCTCGTAGTAGTCGATGAAGCGGTCTTCACCGCGAAGCGACTGCATGAACCAGATGGCGGTACCGTCGCTGTTGCCGATGTCCCAGAAGGTGTAGACCGGCAGCTCCAGCACCGGTATCCGGGTGATGCCGCCACGCTTGCGCACCGCCAGCATGTCCTTGCCGTAGTAGTTGCCCTCGGTCGAGACCTGGAATGCCTCCTCGGGTGTCGAGGGGTATTCCTGCCACATCTTCTCCTCTTTGCCGGAGAAGTCAGAGCGCAGCGTGGCCATGTACCAGGCGCGCTGGTCGGGGTCGATCTTGCAGTCGCACTCGGCCTCGATCTTGTCGAAATACTCGTGCTCCTCGCGGGAGATCGGCACGGTGACCGACGGGAGCCGGTATTTGGGCTCCTGCCACCAGGCGTAGAAGTGGAAACGGTAGTCCTTGGGCGTCAGCGTTTTCTTGCTGATGAACAGCTTCTTGGACTCCTCGACCATGTCGAAGAACGACCCGGTCCGGCCTTCGGCCGTGGACTCGATCACCAGAATGCCGGTGGTTGGCACTGTCGGGATGGAGCCGGTGATGACCTCCTCGGCCTTCTCCGGGAACTTCGCGCAGATCTTGCCGAACTCGGAGACGTGCAGGCGGTGGATGGTGCCAGAACGCATCGACGTTGCCACGCGGATGCTGCTGTTGTTGTGGGCGAACAGCAGTTCGTCCGCGTTGTCGGCTTCGAGGGGGAAGCGGGTTCGAATCTGTTCTGGCAGCCGCTCGTACGCGAACTTGACCTTGTCGCGGAAGATGTTCTTAGCGGTGTCGCGGTCCTGGGCGATCATGCCGCAGCGCTGGTCTGCATTGAACAGCGCGTGGTCCAGCCACATGATGGCGATCAGCGTGGTGAAGCCCAGCTGGCGCGCCTTGAGGATCAGGTTGCGGTGCCACAGCCGCTTGATGAAACGCTTCTGGGCACGGTTGGGGATGAACGGCAGGATGGTGACGTCAGCGTCGTCGCCCTCGTCCTGCTTGATCATGATCTTGTAGAGGCAGCCGGAGAACAGCCGCCACTCAGGATCAGCCAGGCAGCGCTCCAGCTCCTCCTTGTTGCTGGGCAGCGGGCGCAGCTGGGTTTCGTACACCGCGCCGGTCATCAATCCTCCAGCTCAGGATCGTTCTGCACCGGCTTGAACGTGCTGCCATTGCCCGACGCAATCGAGTGCAGCAGCGCGGTGAGCGGGTCCTTTTCAGGCGGCGAGGCCGTGTCCATGCCAAAGGCCTGGCGCTCCAGGGCGATGAGCACGCGCATTGACTCGCCCAAGTCCTTCATGGTCTTGGCGCGGCCGGGCAGGCTGATGATCTTCTGGTACAGGTCGTTGAGCTTGTCCTGGCCCTTGTTGTCGGGCTTGCGCATCAGTTCGCCCAGCTCTGCCAGCAGGTCGGCGTTCTCCTGTCCGGTCTGGTGCTCCAGTTCGCCCAGCAGGTTGTTCACCACGGTGCGGGCGCGGCCGATGTCCTTGCGGTGGGACAAACGCACCTGGGCAATCGCCTCAGCGTTGGCTTCCACAATGTCCCGCTCGGAGACTTTGGTTTCCACGGTAACCGGCTTGGTAACCGCGTTCTTGGTAACCAGCTCGTCGGCCTTGGCCTGAATCTTGGCTGCGAGGTCGCGGGACCAGCCATCGCGCTTAGCCCGCTTGTTGATGGCCACGTGACTGATGCCGTGCTCATCTGCCATCTGGCGCAAGGTCTTCACGCCAGCGCGGTAGTCGCGCTCGACGGCATCCCAGTCCACCTGGGGGCGGCTGGACGAGGCTGGTGGGGATGGCGCCGGTGGCTTGGCGCCCTTCTTGGGGGGTGTGACCATGGGCAGGGATCCTGCCCGGGGCGCTTACGCGCGAGAACCCAGAATGGGGGGCTGGTATTACCCCCGCTTTCCCTCGGAAAGTCTCATGTACTTTCGATCATCGGGCCGTCGTAGCGGATCTTTACGCGGTCGATGAGGCGCCCGCCGGTTTGGGACTCGCGGTGGTCATCCAGGTAGGTGAAGGTGTCGGCTCCGCCTTCGCGCTCCCAGACTCTGGCTTTGGCGTCGAACGTCTCCAGTTGCACACCCAGGTCTTCAGGTGACAGCCAGATGGTGGCGCCGGGCTCGTATTTGGCGAGGAGTTTGGTAAGTGCGTCCATGATCTGATTTTATGGAGTCGCCGCCAGACATGGTGACATCCAGGCGGATGATGCTGCCGGGGCTCTACCCTGCCTAGATCCGCGTTCAGCGAGCTGGGTTGGCACAATGACCTACATGGAAACGACAGAAACCAAGAAATTCAGCCAAAAACTGACCCGCTGGGCTGTAGGCGTGTCCGTTGCCTACGCGGGACTGCTGGTCTGGCTGGTGTGGGTGCGTTTTGACAAGCTGCCGGACATGGAATTGAACACGATCGGTGACTTCCTGGCCGGCGCCTTCAGCCCGCTGGCGTTTTTCTGGCTCGTGGTCGGATACTTCCAACAGGGGCACGAGCTGGGACAAAACACCGAAGCTCTGCGGCTTCAAGTTCAGGAGATGTCAGCGGCGGTGGAGCAACAACGAGAACAAACCGCCATTTTCAAGCGACAGGCTGTCGAGGAGCGAGAACGGCATTTGGCTGAAAAGCTCCCCGCCTTTGGGATTCTCTGCCATAACGAACTGCGGGGCACGAAGATTGATCGACGAACGATCGAGATACTGAACCACGGCGCCCCATGCTCTGAGCTGAGTTTGTTCATTTCAGAACCTGGAATTTCGCTTAGCAGTTCCCACGAGCGGCACGTCGACACCGGTGATCGGCCCTTGTTCTTTCTTTACATCGATTCGAAGGAGGTCTCTAAAGGCACAAATTTCGTTGTGCATGGCACATACCAATGTGCCTTGGGAAAGCGACATGTCGTTTGGCACTTCGCACTGACTCCAGCTGCTGGCGGCCTGCATCTGAGCCACTCCCCTGATTTGGATTGACGGCAGGAAGCGGCTCCGTCATCCGTTTAGCGATGGAACCCGTCCAGCCGCAGCTGGTCAGGGCTCCCGGTTCCACTGCGCAAGGCGGTAACCACCCGCTGAAGCTCCCTCACTTGGTTGGCCAACTCGGCCACGCGCACCAGGTAGTGGCTGGACGATTCGATGTCCAGCAGGCTGTTCATCTCCCCACCGAACATCCCGGCCAGGGTGCGCACCTCCTTCGGGGTCAACTCCACCAGCACGTCGTCGATCTCCAGCTTGACGATGCCGTTGGGCATGACGGTCTTGCTGATGGGCCGTGGCGGGGGGAACTGCTCCACCACCTCGAGCACGCCGTAGCCCAGGCGGCGCAGGCGGTTGTGCAGGATCAGACGCTCGACGTGGTCGTCCACGATCTTGGCTTTGAGGCCGGTGACCTCGCACAGCACCTTGCGGGTGACGTGTCGCTCCTCGTTGGCCAGGTCCACGATGGCGTCCCAGACGATCTGGGCATTGCTCTTGGCCGTGCCGGCGTCGTCGCCTCCCGTGGTGTCGGGGCCAGTGGGCATGTCGTCGTCGATGAGAGTGGTCTGGGCGTCGGTCATAGGGCTTTTCTCTGGCGTTTGGCCCAGGTCTTGACCTGGTGGTGGCGAATCGCTTGTGCGGGCTGGTCGGTACCGAACTCGGCGTCCAGCACCGCCTGGTAGGCGGGCGTGATGCCTTTCTTCTGCACGGCTTCGAAAAAAACCATGGTCGTGGCCAGCGCGCGCGTCTTGCACCCGGTGCAGTTGGCGCGGTACAGGCCACTCAGCGGGTTGGCCAGGGCGGCGGTGCAGGCGTCGCAGGTCACTTCACCCCCATGGCTCTGCGCAGGTCGCTGGTGCCCATGCCTTCGCTGCTGGCCAGGAGCTGCTCCAACTCCACGGCGGCCAGGCCCAGGGCCCAGTCGTTGCAAAACGGCAGCAGGCGGCCGATAGCGGCGCAGCCGCTCAAGATGGCCGGGCGGTGCTGCTCAATGGCGTCGAAGTCTTGAGCCAGGTCACCGATGGCTTCGCCCATGCCGCGCAAGATCCTCATGTCGGGGTGGTCGGCATCCACTTGGCAGGCGCTGGCGGCATGGCCGACGATGAAGGCCAGGCGGCCGGACAGGTTCACGAGGTTGGCGGCGTGCTCACCGGTCAGGGCGTGCAGTTGTGCCTTGCTGTCCAGGCGTGCGACGTCTTCTCGAATGCCCTTTCGCACCAGGGCGACGGCCACGGGGTGCAGGCCCCGGTATTTGGGGTTTGGGCGGGTGGTGGTGCGTCTGGCGGACTTCATGCGCGCCTCCGGCTGCTGTCGTTGGCTGCGATCAGACCTGAGAACAGACCGCCGGCCGGCTCGAAACACACTATGAGGCCATTGCGGGCCTTGCTCACCGTCTGCTTGGAGACCCCCAGCCGCGCGGCCAATGCAAGCCCTGTTTCGTTGCTGCCAATAATTTCCTGGTAGGTTTCTGGCGTGAGTACGCTGCACTTGCGTCCGGCTTGGCGCCCAGCGACTGACCGCCGGACGCTGCCCGAATGGATACCCGCTTTGCTGACCTGAGCGCCCCATTCTTGAGTGGAGCCACACTTCATGTGCTTGGGGTTGAGGCAGCAGTCCACCTCACATGTACCGAAGACGCGCCAGCTGTTCGGGATGGGCTTGCCTGTGCTGACATGCCACACGGCGCGCCGCCCGGTCTGCGTGACCATCGGGCTACCCTCCTTGGTGTGGTCTGGCGCATAGATGCGCGGCCACTTGCCTTCGGACAAGGCACCCTTCCAGATCCAGTGCCCGTCGTCATCGATGTGGCAGCGGTCCTTGATGTCGTCGAGCGTCATGATGCGATTCCCCACTGCTCCAAGGCCCACCGCGCAGCGCGGCGGTCGGCCGGTTTCTCGTTCTTGTCGGCGGCAATGCGCTGCCAGGCCTTGATCTGACGGTCCATGGCGATCATGAAGACCTGCTTCTTCACCATGGCGGCGGCGGGGCCCTGGTCGTAGGCCGTGTGGCAGGCGGCGCAGGCCCAGGCGCTTCGCTCGTCGTTGGCCTTGCGGGCACCGGCCTTGCCGGCCTCGTGGCTGTTTTCGTGGGCGGCCACCGTGGTGGTGCCGCCGGCGCGCTCGCAGTCAGCCATCCAGCGGAACAGGCAGGGCTTGCCCCTGGCCATGTCCAGCAGGTGGCGGTTGCGGTGCACTTCGGGCTTGGGCACCGGGCGGGCGGTGTTGTCCACCCTGGCCATGACAGCGCGGGCAGTGGCCGGGTGTGGCCGACACGAGGCCGGCGGCGCGGCGCAGACCTCGGCCGGCTCCTTGGTTTTGAGCCGGCGAACCCATCCGGTGCGTTTGAGCATGCCCGTCCCTCAAAAGCTGGTGGGTTGTGCCACGGCCCGCGTCAGGGCCATCAGTCCCGTTTGCAGATCAGTCTGTGCCAAGGCTGCCCAGCGGCCGGGCGCGGTCACTTGGGTGTGCGGCACCTCGGGCGCGGGCTGTGTGTTGATGTGGTTCTGCACCCGGGTGACCAGGTGGCGGAGCTGTTCGCCGGCAGCCTTGATTTCGTTCATCAGGTCGATCTCGACCTGCGACAGGTTGCGGTAGCCCTTGATGGCAGGCTGGCCGGTGTTCAGCTTGGCCGACGTGTAACCACTCTCAAAAGCCTCGGCCGGCGACCATGACCGGTAGCCATCCTCGTAGACCACGAAATAGCCGCCGGGCTGCGGTTGATGCTTGTTCACGTAGTCTGCGGACACATCGAAGTCACCGTAGCCAGGGTCGGCCGGCTGGATGATGGCGCCATAAGACGAGGCGACAGAGTTGCCTGTCGGGTCAGGGTTCGGTTTGGGGATGATGTTGGCAATCTTCAGAGCCCACACCTTCTTGTGGCTCTGGTACTGGGGCAATTGGCGTTCAACGCTCATGGTGGTTTCCTGTTTTGCTGCCTGGTGGCGTGCGGCAGCGGTCACGGTTGGGGTCATCACATCCACCAGCGCAGCTCGGCGCCGTGGATGCGCAAAGTCATCAGGTGAAGGAAGGTGCGCTTCAGGTGGGGCAGCGGGCGGCGCGCGAGAACGGCGCGGCCATCAGGAAGAAGCCAGGGCCAGTCACGCATCGCCGTCCTCTCGCAGTCGCACACCGGTGTCGGTGTGCCTGGCCATCCGCCGGTTGGCTTCAATCTGGTTGGCTGCAGCCAGAAACGCCAGCCGCGAGAGCTCACGGCGCATATGCAGCTCGGCTTGTTGCGCGCGGCGGTACCGCATCTTCTGGAAGGCCGTAGGTGGCTGTCTCATGGCGCTTCGTCCTCCATGGATTGGCTCAGCACGTCGGCCAACATCTGGGCGCGCTTCGCCGGTTTCAGGGTGGGCCACAGGTAGGTCAGGGCCCGGTCGGTGTGCAGGAAATCCAGCATCTGGGTGTGCAGTTCGCGCATTTCGTCGTCGCTGCACTGGTCGTAGGCCGTGGAGCTGGGCACGAACACCAGGGTCTTGCCCTCACGCTCGAAGGTGCCCCACCCTGCCCCGGTCTTGAGCCACAGCCGGAAGCCCTGGAACTGCTCGAAGCGCTCCTGGGCGTCGAACACCGCCTGCTCCATCGCCATGTGCATGCGGTGGAAGGGGCCGGAGCGGTCCACCACGTTGTCCAACTGCAGGACTTCGCCGGCTTCTGCGCGCCACAGGCGCTTCCAGAGCTGGCGCCAGCGGGTGTCGTGCTGGCGGTCCAGGCCCCGGATGCAGCCGAACAGGAAGCGGCTGACCACCTCGCGCTCGGCCGGCGGCAGCTCGCGCAGGGCCCTCACCGGCGCCACCAGGATCGGGCTAGGCTTGGTCATGGGCGCACCTCGATGACGCGCCACGTGACGCCTCCCAGGTCGAAGGTCTCGCCCACGGTCACCACGAACGGCTGGGCCCGGCTGCCCGTGACCACAAGGGTCAGGGTTTCCCAGTTGCCGCGACCGATGGGTTTGACGATGACGGTCAAAACGGCACCTCGTCGCCTTGGTCAATCAGCACCAACGCTGGCTGCTTGCCGGAGATCAGCACCTTGCCGTCCAGAGACACGTGCGTGGGCACGTCCACCGACAAGCTCATGGCGCAGGCCTCGAAGATGGCGAAGCGGCGGCCCGGATTGAGCTGTGCCAGGCGCAACGCCTCTCGCTCGGCAGTCGCACGATTGGGCTGCAGGATGGTCGGGCGCTTCTCGGCGGGTATGACCTCGCAGCCCTGCGGCCGGTATGGCGCCTGGTCCATGGCATCGGTCACATCCAGGATGAGGCATGGCGTCATGCGTCGCACCCCCGACCCACTGAACCTGGGTCATCGTTGGCGGTGAATCGGCGCCAGTGAATCCAGCCGGCGTCAGGGCAGTGGAAACCCCACTCGCGGTAGCGCGGCCCAGTGATGAACAGCGTCCAGCAAGGCCCATCGTGCAACTCGATGCGGTGGGCGAACAGGCCGGATGGGCGCACGCGCACCGCGCCGGCCGCCAGCACCTCGCGTTGGTGCACGCCACCTGCAGCAATGGTGTGCTCGGTGTAGGCGCCGCGCAGCAGCACCGACAGGTTGCCCCAGGGGTGGTCATGCAACGCCCGGTCATCGTCGCTGCGCAGGAACTGATGCAGGTAGACGTTGAAAAACCGGTTGCGCGGGATCAGCCACCAGCGGCGCAGGTAGGGCCGCTCCCCGCCACCGATGACAAAGTCGGGCATGCGGCGCGTCACCCGGGCGATCAGCCAGTCACCGGCCTTCACGCTGCAGCCCCCAACAGGTCACCCTGCACCTGCTCAGTCGGCATAGGCGTGATGGTCACCACCACCCGGGCCTCGCCGTCCGGCTCCATCCGGTCTGCCGTCAGGCGGCGCACCCACTTGTCGTCCTCGATGGCGACGCCCTTGAGTGCGTCCAGCAACACCTTGTTGGCGTTGTCCAGGTCGATGCACATCACCGTGTCGTCCCAGGCCGAGCCGAACTTGCGCTGGCGGGTTTTCCAGTCCTGCGGGCGGTTCGGGTACAGCTTCACACCGATCTCCACCCGGCCAGCGATCGGCGAGTGAACGCCGGCCGCCTTCAGCATCCAGCCGACCTGGGCCTTGTAGGCCTTGGCTTCCTTGGTGGGCACGATGCTGATGTGCGCGCCCAGGTTTACCGGCCGCCAATAGCGATTCGAGCTGATGGGATATGGAAGGGTGACGGTGATCATCAAGTGCCCCGGTTGGACGCCACGCGAACGCGCGACATCGGGAGTTGCTGGTCTTCGGGCCAGTCCTTGAACAGGGTGTGCTCGCCCACGTACATCAGCTCCACGAAGCCCGGTTCGCCATCGCGCAACTTGGCGACTTGGACCTTGGCGTGGTATTTCCATTCGTCCGACAAGTCCGGCTTCACCACGATCTCGCGGTGCAGGAACATGACGATGTCGGCGTCCTGCTCGATGGCGCCCGAATCGCGGAGGTCGGACAGCATCGGCATCTGGTCGGCGCGCTGCTCGACGCCGCGGCTGATCTGGGCCAGCAACAGGACCGGGCAACCCAACTCCTTGCCCAGCGCCTTGAGGCCTTTGGTCACCTCCTCCAGTTGGTAGGCGCGCGACTGCTTGGGATCGGTGGCCGTGGTCAGGCCCAGGTAGTCCACAACGATCAGGCCCAGCTTGCCGACCTTGCGCGCCAGCTTGCGGGCCTTGGTGCGCATCTGCGAAATGGTCTGGCCGCTGTGGTCGTTGATGTGGATCGGCGCGCAGCGCAGCTCCTCCACCGCCCTCGTGAGGCCTGGCCAGTCGAAGTCCTTCAGGCGCTCGGCGCGCTTGATGCGGCTCAAGTGGATGCGGGCGTGGCCAGCCAGCAAGCGCTTGACCACCTGCGTGGCCGGCATCTCCATGGTGAACACGGCGACTGGAAGGCCCTGCCGGTACCCGACGTGGTCGGCGATGGTCATGGCCAGCGCGGACTTGCCCATGCGGGGCCGCGCACCCAGGATGATCAGGTCGCCGGGGCGCATGCCGCCATCCAGTCGTTCATCCAGGTCAGCAAGGCCGGTCGGCGTGTAGCCTTGCTCCACGCTCGTGCCGTCGGCAACAGACTGGATGCGGTCCAGTTCCTGGACCACCAGGTCCTGAATCGACGCCCAGTCGTCGTCCGGGCTGCTCTGCTCTCCGATGGCGAACACCTTCTGCTGGGCCGCGTCAAGGATCTCGATCACCGACTTGCCGCTGGGGTTGAACGCGGCCGTGGCCACCTCGTCACACGTTGCGATCAGGCGGCGCAACACCGAGCGCTCCCGGACGATCTCGGCGTAGCGCCGCAGGTTCGATGCGCTCGACACGAACTGGCTCAAGCCATTGATGAAGGCCAGTCCGCCCACTTCACCGTCGTGGCCGTTGCGCTTCAGGTGCTCGAACACCGTGATGACGTCGGCCGGGCGTCCGGCGTTGATGAGCGCAGCCACAGCACCGAAGATCAAGCGGTGCTCGTGGCGGTAGAAGTCGCGCTCGACCAGGATGTCGGCCACGTGGTCCCAGGTGCCGTTGTCCAGCATCAGGCCGCCCAGGATGGCCGCCTCGGATTGGACGCTGTTGGGCGGAATGCGCAGCTGGGCTGCGGCTTCGTCAGGGGGGAAGTCGTCGAATTCGGTCATGGTTGGTCAGGGGTTTTCTCGATCACGTGCTTGAGGCCACGGTCGGTGAGGAGGAAATCGAGGTCGCAGCGCCAACCGGCGTGCTCACCGTGCCGCTGGGTGCGGCCCATCAGGAAGTCGTTGGCCCGGGCTCGGGCGAAGTAGTCGCGGAACCACTCGCGGGCCTGGTCAGCGGTCGTGGCCCGGCGCTCACCGTCGGCACGGGTCGAGGTCAGCACCCAGCGCCAGGTCTTGCGCAGCGCCTTCTGCCGGTCTGCCGTGGCCAGCCGGACCTTGGGCAGCTCAGGCAGCACCTCGTGGTAAATCGCGATCAGGGCGTCATGCGGACAGGCCGGCAAAGTCGACTCTGACGACGTAGAACCGTTAGGTTCTTCTTTCTTTACTTCTGGTGTCTGGTGTATGGGGAGTGGTGTCTGGGTAGCCGTTGCAGGCGTTGCAGTTGCCGTTGCAGGTGGCATTTCAGGACGCGTTTCAGGCATCGGAACCTGCAACGCTAAAACGCGCTGCCGCAGCTCCTCCATTCCGATGTTCCAAGGCGCGTGTTTCCCTGCGTCAGTGAGTGCTTTGAACAGCTTGGCGCGCTCCTCACGGTGGCGTTTCAGGCGGTTGTCTTCGTTCGCCTTTTTGGCCTCTCGCTCCGGTTCTCCGGCAACATAGGCCGCGATCTCCTCATCGCAGCGACGGTTCGTCCACATGCCGTCCTGCAGTTCAAAGAACTCCTGCAACACGACCTGCAACGCTTGCGTTTCAGGTTCCGTTCGTGCTCCGACCAGCCGCGCCACCTTGTCATCAGGGATTCCAGTCTCACGGTCGTAGTACACGTCCAGCAGGCGCGTGTAGATGCCGTGCTCGAGCAGCGACAGGTGTGCCGTCTTCTTGATGTAGTCGCCAATGTGGCGCTCGTAGTAGTTCACCCCGCCAGCCCCCTGCTCTGCTCCAGCTGGGCGACGAACTCAGGCCGCCGGGAATGATGCAGCCGCTCCATCAACCGAAGTTGGCGCTGGGCCTCGGCGCGGTGCATGTGGCGCTTGGTCGGCACCTCGGACTGGTTGGCCTCGGCCATCTCCAGCTCGGCACGCTTGGCTGCCAATTGGATTTCCAGCTCCAGCAGCTGGTCGCGCAGCGCCTCGACCTTGGGGTTGTCGGTGACCATGGCTCAGCCCTCGTTTGTCGGAGGAAGTCCCGCCAAGCCACGTACCGCCATCAAGCGGTCGCGCTGTACCTTCAGGACATGCTCAAGGCCATACAAACTCGACTCGATCAACGTGCAGACGTAGTCGCTCTCGGAAATGCCGAGCTCGTGACACTTGCGGGTCAGGTCGAACTTCGTGTCGTCGGTGATCCGCACGTCCACGCGGGCTGTCTTCTTGCCCCCCAGGGGGGAGCGCCCGAGTGCAGCCTCCCGCAAAGCGGTGGCTTCTGTTGGGTTGGGTGTCTTGCTCATCAGATGCTTCACGAACTGGAGTGCACGCGGGCGGCTGGTGCCAAGCGCGTGGGGTGCGGGGACGACCAGGCGCTGCGCGCAAGCCGGGGCGTGTGATGGGTGCCCGCCCTCTTCCGGGACAGAATGGAAGCTCCTACACAACCATTCCCGGAAGGGGCAGACATGAGCTTGGACAACGCACGCCGGCTGGCGCACAACATGCGGGCGACCGCCGAACAGCAGGGCGACACACAACGAGCCGAACTGGCGCAGTACCTCCAAGAGCTGGCCAGTGGCCTAGACAGCGAGCTGCGCGACATCAGGAGTGCGCTCCAGGACATTCGGCACAAGGTTCAAAACCTGCACTGAGGTCCGTTGCAGCGGCGAGGTACACCTCGGCCACCCTCTTGCCGAACTGCTCGGGCGAGTCGGTGAACTTGGTGGCGTTCTCATGGCCCCACTGGCGCGCCGCTTCCCTCGCCACATCTCGTACTGCGATGCCCAGGTCGGCTTGCCCGAATTGGGGCGTGACGTGGCGCGCAACTGCGCTTGCCTTGAGCTGTGGCATGGGTTTCTCCTGGGCGGTTGCGCCGGCTGGCGCGAGGTTGGTTTTCGGCACCAGCATCCAGGTCAAGACCTCGATCTCTCGCTCGCTGAAGTCGATGCGCGCGTCGCCGACTTCCAAGATGGCGCGGCCGTCTGGAAGGTGGGTCAACAAGACCGGACGTGGCGCCGTGACCTCGGTCCCGGGCGTCTCTGGGCACGGACGTGCGGTGTTTCCCATGTCAGGCCTCCGCTTTGATGGGAGGGGCGTCCTTGCGCTTGCGCAGCTCGGGCCAGATGGCCGCATGAAGTTTTTTGAGCGTTTCATACCCAGGGTTGGGGATGTGTCCGTTCGCGAACTTGGACAGCCATGAATAGCTCACGCCGGACTTCCCCGCTATCGCGTTCCAGTCACCACGCCTACTCTCAAGGGCGCGGCGCAGCTGAACATCAAGATTGGTACTCATAGGCCATGAAGCGTAGCAAAGTTTTGCTATTTCAGCAAGCAACACTTTGCTAGATGCATTCTGGACACTCCCCAGATGGCCGGAATCGATATCAATCAAGTGCTAGCGGACAACCTGCGGCACTACATGGACAAGCGCGCGCTGAAGCAAAAGGCGCTTGCTGAACGGTCAGGTGTAGGCCAAACCACCATAAGCCTGTACCTTCGGCCAGAGAGTCGAGCTCTTGGCGCAAAAGGGAAAGCGCCCTCCGCAAAGTTGACCGAGATTCAAATGCTTGCTGACGCGCTGGGCGTCGAAGTCTGGGAACTACTCCGCCACTACCAGCCGGGCGAGCGTGAGGCATACCAAGGCATCGAAACCGCATTTAAGCAACTGCGTTCGCTGGCCGTCCCGACCATAGAGCCTGAGGTAGAAAACCGCAAGGCCGCGTAAATGCTGGCGCCCGAATCTACCAATTCCCGAATATGCGAAATGTAGCAACTTAAGAGAGGCGCGTTTGATTGCACAACAGGTATTGACGAGTCACATTGCCGTTCGCCTTGCAATGCTGGCCGTGTTGCTTCTGCTCGGTTCGCAGGCACATGCGTCCAATTTCGCGAAATGCATCCTCGAGAAAATGCCCGGTAGCGCGAATCAGGCAATGAATGCCGCGATATGGCAGACCTGTAGCCGCGACCACCCGCTCAGATTTCGAGGCATCGAAAAAGGATCCGGACGCGGTCTTTTTGGCTTTGCCGATGGCAATGCCTGCACCATCAAGAAAGCTGCTGGGACAACTTTCCCGCCATCGGCCGGAGCCATCGCGCGGGCGTGCAAGTGCCTGTACGACGAGCCAGGGCCTTGGGATAAACCAGATCCACAAGCAAGCGGCCCAGCGATGTGCGAATACTCGCAGATCGACCAGTTTCTTCGGCAATGAACTGAGGCTTGCACATGAACTCTCAACTTGGCGTCACGATGGTGATAGTGGCTGGCAAGGGAATCATTCGATGCGACACCATCCTCATTGACGACCAGCGCTGGATCGTTCCCGAGTGGATTGATGGATCCCCCACCGAAGGATTTTCCAGGCCAGCCCGAATGATTCGAGTAGACCTACTGCCGGGATCGCTGATGGGTGAGATGTGGTTGGTACGTGACCCAATACCCAAGCCCGTTTTTGATGGGCAATCAGTGCCACCGTTTGAAATTCAACTTTTGCCGGACCTCTACTTTGAACATGGCCCCTCGGGGCCAATGCAGTAAGTGCGCCGCTCATTGCCCACGCCCCACCGATTGGGCCCAGCGCATCCGGCTGATCTCGGCGTCATTGGGGTTGCCCACTGGCCGCAGCCCGGTTGCCCTGACGTTGTCCACGCTTTGTTCCCGCAGCTTGCCAAAACCACCCACCATGTCCGCCCAGCGCATCAGTGAGCCGGCGGCCTCGAACAGCGTCTTTCCATCCATACCCACCGACCAGGTGTCGTCCGGTGTGCCAATGGAGACGTGCACCTGATCCCCAGTCTCCGGCACCTTGAAAGACCGCATCACGAGTGGGAACGGCATCAGTGGATGAGGTTGCAGCTCAGCCGCATTCGGCCTGCAGATCGCGCCCCCCACCATGGCGTTCCACCAAGGCAGCGCCAGGTTCGTGACCTGACTCCCCGCCGGCAGTCCCTCAGTGTTGCCGTGCAGCGTCAGCTTTGCGATCTCACCCGTCGGTAGGCGAATCTCGAACAGCACCGGATCGTCAGCAGGGGTGGCTACTTGCGCAGCACTCGACTTCCCATGTTCATGGGTATTGGCCTCCCCAAGTTCACCAATCAACTGCGAAGAACCGAGTTTTTGAGCCCGGGAGATTGCCTCTTCGGCAGAGCTGGCGACAATGTGAAACATGAAGCTCGCCCCTTCATGCTCGTAGGTGAATCCGAAACTTTTCATAGGAGATTTGTCTGTGGCTGACATCACGTATCCTTGCTACCTTGAACGAAAAGACAACAGCGGACAGTGGTATTGGGTCTACTACGCCAGCAACGGCGAGGCCATCGCCAGAAGCAGTGAAAGCTACGTCCGACGGGCGGACTGTGAGCATTCCATCGACCTGGTGAAAGGCTCCGCCAATCACAAAGTCTTCTTCATCGAGTAATCCCAGTACCACCCCCGCTGACCCGAACCGCCCTTGAGGCGGTTTTTTCTTGCCCGCACGTGGCAAGGGTTGGGGCAGTCGTGCGCGGGAGCCACCCGCACGGGTCCAGTTCTGTGGCCTTGCCTGAACCTGACTGCCCCAACCTCTGCCGGGCAACTTCATCGTCAGTCTACAAGCTTTCGCTGTTGATAGCAAAGTTTTGCTTGACTCGTTAGCAATGTATTGCTAGATTCGCTTTAACGGCTCCTTGATGGCCGTAACGCGGAGAACAGCATGGACAAACAAGCAACGGCCCGGCCTGGCTGGGCCGCATGGCCGGCACATCCTGCCGAGAAGTGCGGCACCTACACCCTGAACGAGCGCGCCCGCATCGCGTCCGATCTGGCGCGCAACGAAGCCAAAAACAGCGGCAAGCTGCTGCGCGACGAGATCGACGCGGCCCACCGCCGTGAAGTGGCGGAAGGGGTGCACCAGTGAGCGCCGCCAACTTCGTCCAAGTCACCAAGGCCCAGTTCGTCGCGGTCGTAGGCCCCATGGACGTGCACCCGCGTTCTGAGCGCGACTACAGCGAATGGGTGCACCAGCCGAGCCGGAACATGGTCGGCAAAACGACCCCCGGCTACATGGGCACAGGCGAATCGACCTATGCGCTGCGTGAAGACCTCGCCTGCAAGGCCACCGGGAGCGCAGCATGAACAGCACCGAGCCAACCGTGCAGGTTGATGGCCGCCGGATCACCATTCAGTTCGACATGCCCTTCGTCCCCGGCGAAGCGTGCATCACGCCACGTCACGGGAGTTCGACAACGGTTTCCCGTGCTCCAGAAGCACGCATCGAACTGGTCATGGATGGGCTCCAAGTGAAGGCGAAGGCCTACTTTGGAGGCGCTTGGTACACAGCCAACCACACGCAATGCCACGGCGTCGGCGAGTTCCTGCCGAACCGTGAAGCGTTCCTGCAATTCTGGCTGAGCCAGAAAGCTGACCACTTTATCGCCAGCCTGAAGTGGTTGCAAAAGTTTTTTGCCGGTGATGCAGCGGCACTTGAAACCCTCCGCGTTCATCACCTGAACTTGCTTCGGGGCCTGATTGAGCTGCGCCGCAATGAGATGGCTTCAGCGTCCTTGATCGCA